CCGGCCCTACCGGCCCACCCGGAGCATCCTCCAGCGTTGCAGGTCCCACCGGCCCAACTGGCCCCACAGGCGCAGCATCTTCTGTTGCAGGCCCCGCCGGTCCGACAGGTCCGACAGGTGCGGCATCTTCAGTTGCTGGCCCTACGGGCCCCACCGGCCCAACCGGTGCATCCTCCAGCGTTGCTGGTCCTACAGGGCCTACGGGCCCTACTGGCGCAACTGGCGTAGGGCCGACTGGTCCAACAGGTCCAACAGGCGCTGCTTCCAGCGTTGCCGGTCCTACAGGACCGACTGGGCCTACCGGAGCCCCCGGCGTCATTTCTGCCTACCCCGGCGCTGGCGTAGCAGTCTCGACTGGATCGGCTTGGGGAACGTCGCTGACGGCACCCTCTGGCGCGTTGGTAGGAACGACTGACACGCAGACGCTGACAAACAAGTGGATACAGCCCCGTGTGCTTGCCAGCACCGCCAATAGCGCCACGCCAACGCTGAATACTGACAACTACGATATGATGGTAATCACGGGCCAATCCGTGGCAATTACCTCATTCACGACCAATTTGACAGGTACGCCCGTCAACGGTCAGAAGCTTTGGATTTCGATCACCGGCACGGGTGCTATTGGCATCACTTGGGGTGCGTCGTTCTCGTCATCGACGGTGACGCTGCCTTCAACAACAGTGACAACCAATCGTCTTGATGTCGGTTTTGTGTGGAATGTCGCCGCAAGTTCGTGGCGCTGCGTGGCTTCAGCCTAAAGGAGGGGAACTATGGGCATTGTGTATCTGGAAGATGGCCGCATGGCCGATGAGTTTGAAATAGGCACTGAGCCATATGTACTGAAGGACGCATTGGTGATGACGCCGGACGCTTATGCGCTTCTGACGCCTGACGAGATCGCAACCATGAAGCAGTCCCGCTATGACAACTGGATCGCAATTGTCACTGCGCTGCCTGTAGATGCGCCAGTAGAAGACATCCCTGCTGATCCTGCGGTGTAATCATGGCTGATCGTTATTATGTGCCGGGTGGGACAAATACTTGGTCTAATACAGCAAACTGGTCCGCCAGTTCTACGCTGACGCCTACTGGCGCGTCTGTTCCAACCAATACAGACAATGTTTTTTTCACTTCTGCAACTTCATACACTGTAAACATAACTTCTGCATCACAATGCTTAAATTTCACTGCATCTGCTGGTTCTCCAACCATCACAATGACGGGTTCCCTTTCAGTTGCTGGAAATTTTGACCTTACAGGCAGCACTACAACATGGAGCGCAAGTACGTCTGGCTTGTTTTTCCAAAATGGTGGTGGTGGCTCTGCAACTCCACGCACGGTAAATTCTGCTGGCGTAACAATCGACTGCCCAATAACAGTATCAGACAATGTTGCATCTACGGTTCGTCTTGTCGCCAATTTGACGATGGGATCAACAAGACTGTTTACTTTTTCTGCTGGCATAGCAGGAGACACATTTGATCTAAATGGATTTACGTTGACATGCGGTACATTTAATAGCGCCAATGCAATTACAAGAACATTGGCGTTTGGGTCTGGCAAAATTGTTGTACAGGGAACCGGCAGTAATTGGGACACATCAACGATTACCGGATTAACCATCACTGGAACGCCCACGATTGATTTTACATATAGTGGCGCTACCGCAATGACAGTGCGTACCGGAGCTTTGACGGAAACAGCAGCACCATCATTAAATTTTATCAATGGCTCATATGCTTTGTCATTTGCCACATCTTCCGTAAAAAATATAAGTTTCACATCCACTACTTGCTCTGTAAGTTTTAGTGCTGTCACTTGTTATGGAAACATGACACTCTCAAGCACGATGACAGTGCCTGCTGCCGGTGTTGGAATTACATTTGCCGCCACATCTGGTGTAAAAATAATAACAACAAATAATGTTTTATTTGGCAACAATATTACATTCAGCGGCGTTGGTGGTTCTTGGCAACTTTTTGATAATTTAAGTGCTGGCTTCGCTCAAACTGTTACGCTCACTAATGGAACGCTTGACCTGAATGGGAAAATTTTATCAACTGGATTGTTTGCATCCACTAATTCAAACGTCCGCACTATTGCCTTTGGGTCTGGCAACATAACTTGCAACGGCCCTGGCGGCACTCTTTGGACAACAGCAACAATAACTAATCTCACTATCACTGGAACACCTGTAGTCAACATTTCTAATTCCGGTGCAGTTGCGACATCAGTTTTGCCGGGTGTATTACCTGAGGCTAACAGCATATCATTTAATTTCACCACCGGCACATACGCATTGACGTTTCTTGGAACAGTGAGCTATGCCGCCAAAAATGTTGACTTCACGGGCTTTGCTGGAACTTGGGCGGCAACCGCTGCAAATTTTATTTATGGGAGTCTGACGCTTTCCACCGGGATGACCCTGACGGCATCAACGGGCGTTATGCGTTTTTCCGCTAGTTCAGGTACGCAGATCATTACATCTAACAGCAAAACTATGGACTTTCCCGTGTCATTTTTGGGTACAGGCACCGGTATTGTCCAACTTGCTGATGCACTGACATTGGGAGCAACTCGCGTCCTGTCTTTTCAAACTGGTACGATTGACGGTAACAACAAGACTATTAGCGGCGGATCATCAATCAACATTTCAACTACGTCTTGTGGCGCATATACTGTAAAAAATATATCAACAGCACTGGCGTGGAATACGGGCTCAAATTCAGTTGTCACATTAGGCGGGCCATGCACTTTTGGCGTTGTTGCCATGACAAGTAGCCCCATATCTTTGGATCTTGCTTCATATCAACTAACTTGCACATCTTTCACTTCTGGAAATGGAACTCGCACTCTTGCTTTTGGCACCGGAAATATAACCGTCAACGGAGCCGGTGGAACTCTTATTAATTTCACTTCTATAAGCACGATGACAATAACAGGTACGCCCCTTATCAATGTCTCATACTCTGGCGCAACAGCCGTTACAATAACTGGAGGAGGTTTTTCAGAAGCTCAATCTATATCTTATAATTTTACCACCGGGACATATTCATTAACTTTTCTAAACGGCGCTAGTGAGACCGCAAAAAATGTTGATTTTACTGGTTTTGGCGGCACATGGGCAGCCCATTCTGGAACCTGTACAATATACGGAAACTTAACTTTCTCGTCTGCTGCGGGTTTTTCCGCAACAGCCACTGGCAATGCTTTAACTTTTGGTGCCACATCCGGCACTCAAATTATCACATCCAACGCAAAGACACATGACTATCCCATAACATTGAATGGCGTTGGCGGGACAGTTAAACTTGCCGATGCTCTTCTTATGGGTCCAACGCGCCTCCTCACACATACCAATGGAACGCTTGATCTCAATGGCAAAACGCTGACGGTTGGCACTCAATATCAAACTGCCACAGGGACAAAAGTTCTTACCTTTAATGGCGGCACTCTTCTTTGCCCAGCCGCAGCAGTAACCGCTTTCAATAATGCAGTACCGGCTGGTTTTACCACAACCGCTGGCACAGGCACCGGCAAGATCAGCATGACGGCGGCTACCGCAAAAACATTCGTTGGTGGCGATTCTACCTACAACTGCACCCTGTCCAATGACGGCGCTGGCGCGTTGACCGTCTCCGGCAGCAACACCTTCACAACCATCGCCAACGGCGTTCAGCCAACGGCTTTCACCTTCACCGCCGCCACAACGCAGACCGTCACCAACTGGAATGTCAGCGGGACTGCGGGCAATCTCGTCACCATCATCAGCAATACCGCTGGCGTCCCGGCGCTTTTGTACAAAGCATCTGGGACAGTCAGTTCCAACTACCTTAGTTTGAAAGACAGCACGGCTCTTGGTGGTGCTGCATGGTATGCTGGTGCAAACTCCACCAACGTCAGCGGCAACTTGGGCTGGATATTCACTGCGCCTCCAGCCACAAGTGCGGGAAGCTTCTTCTTCATGTTCTGATCAAGTTGATACAATTCTGAAACTGTGGCAAAAAGGAACGGTGGAGTCATACGATGGCACAAGTCCAAATCCCCAATCTCCCTGCGGCTACGTCCCTAAGTGGATTGGAGCAGGTCGAGGTTGTGCAATCTGGCGTGTCACGTCGCGCCACAACTCAAGAAATTGCAAATTTGAAAGGGATTGGACCCACGGGACCAACGGGATCAATGGGTCCAACCGGACCTACAGGTTTGTCTGTTACTGGCCCAACCGGCCCAACCGGCCCAACAGGGGCCGCATCAACTGTCGCGGGGCCTACTGGCCCAACGGGGCCCACTGGCCCCACAGGAGCCACTTCAACAGTAGCAGGCCCCACTGGGCCCACCGGACCCACTGGTGCTGCATCTACGGTGGCTGGGCCGACCGGCCCCACGGGCCCCACAGGCCTATCAGTAACAGGCCCCACTGGCCCAACAGGCCCCACTGGTCTTCCGGGCGGCATCTATAATTCCACCAGCACATCGACGCTGACAATTGGTTTGGGCGCACAGTCCCTGACCGTTGGCACTGGCTTGTCGTATACCGCCGCACAACAGCTCATTATTGCGAATGACTCAACCCACTACATGATTGGGACTGTCACTTCGTATAATTCCGGGACTGGCGCGCTGGTGATGAGCATCACCTCTGTCACGGGAACTGGTACGTTCTCTTCATGGACAACTAATATCAATGGCGCTTCCGGCCCCGCTGGTCCGACTGGACCCACCGGCCCAACCGGCGCTGCGTCTAGCGTTGCCGGTCCAACCGGACCTACCGGGCCTACTGGAGCGGCGTCTACGGTTGCTGGACCAACCGGACCCACTGGACCGACTGGACCTACTGGAGCTGCTTCTACGGTCGCTGGCCCCACTGGGCCAACCGGGCCGACTGGACCTACAGGGTTTGGACCGACTGGGCCCACTGGCCCCACTGGGGTATCTGTTACTGGCCCCACCGGGCCCACCGGCCCTGCGGGAAGTGGTGGCGGCTCTGCGGCTGGCAGTAATATCTTCTTGGCCGATTACTTCGGAGGCTTCTAATGGCTGTCACAGCAACCCCAATCTTCGCCCAGACCGCCAACGTAGGCGCGCTGAATGCGATCATTTCCACCGCAATGACTAACACCACTGCCTTTGACGGCACAATGGCGGCGGGCACTGCAATGGCGCTCTGTTACACGGCGGGTGCAAACGGGTCTCGTATTGACCAGATACAGATGAAATTTGCGTCTACCAATGGCGCAACGGCTTCGGGTACATCTTCTGTCACGCTGGTTCGTCTTTGGATTAATAACGGCTCTGCAAACACCACAGCAGGAAATAATATTTTTTTGGGTGAGGTAGCGATGCCCGCGACTGCTGTTACCGCGCTCGGGACGACTGCTAATACTGTATACGGGCTTGCGGTCCCCGTTGGTGGGCTCAATATCCCTGCGGGCTACCGCATCTACGCTGGCCTGACAGTGGCCGCTGGCGGCACCAACATCGCTATCGCAATCAACACCGTTGGTGGAGATTACTAATGAGCGTCCCGCAGCAACTATCCGGTTTCAATAATCAGATACCGCCACGTTCTTCGATCAAAAACATAACGAAGTCGTATCGAATTAGTGGGGTTGATTATGGGCAAATTTTAAATTGCGCTGGACTCACTAACCTTACTATTTCAATAGTTCCCGGCGCGTCTTTAGGTGCGGGGTTCAATTGTTGGGTTTGGAATACAAGCGGATTGGGATATGTAATAATTGATCCGAACGGAACTGAAACAATTGATACTAAATCAACCCTTACCTTATTCACTGGAGAGGGAACTCAAATAATTTTTAGTGGATCTACTTGGTACACAGGCTCAAAGAAAACAATGAGACTTTATTCAGAAAATACATCAGCAGGACTTGGTTCTCCGTCTGCGTCTGGAAGTGATGCAGTTGCGTTGGGGGCTGGAAATACCGCAAGTGGAACTTCTTCTTTTGTAACTGGATCGGGTAGCCAAGCATCAGGTAGTTATTCTTCTGCATTTGGTTATGCATCACTTGCTTCTGGAACTTATTCCGTTGCTTTTGGCGGGGGAACTGCAAGAGAAACTGCAAAATATGTTTTTGGTGGAGGAGGTTCTAATTTTCAATCTGGCTTATTAATGCTTTTGGGGGCAACAACAGATGCGACCCCAACTATTTTGACATCAGAATTGGCTTCTGCCGCAACTTCAAATCAAGTTGTTCTTCAAGATGCCAGTGCATTTGCCTTCAGCATACTTGTTGCGGCTCGTCAAAAAAGTACCAATGGAACTGCATCCGCAGCATGGAAAATTGAAGGATTAATTCGTCGCGAGACAGGCGTTTCAACAACTACAATTGTTGGAACGCCAACTACAACTGTAATCAGTAATGTGCCGGGATGGTCAATAGCGGTATCCGCTGATACAACAAATGGGGCTCTCTCCATTACGGCTACAGGCGCTTCCGCTACAAACATATATTGGAATGCAGCGGCTACTACCACCGAGGTCACTTATTCATAGGGTGCATCATGGCAATAGAACTGGACATTCTGCAAACTCAATATGGTGTTCCTTTTGCCGGGGCGTATTTACGCATCGTCAAAGTCCATATTGCGCGAGTAGGAAATATCAATCTTCGTTTTAATGTAATAATTGATACTGCGGCTTATGCTAAAAATCCGCAGGGGGAATCAATTCGCGAAATTGAAACGCGCCGGTACAATTGTCCACTCGATGAAATTGAAGTTCAGTCGGGCGACAACTTCTTGGCGCGTTGCTACGAATGGGTGATGGCGCAGCCTGACATGGTTGGCGCTATCGCTGTTTAATCTTCACAAATGGTTCTGAGGGGAAAACCATGAAAATCTGCGTCTACGCGATCAGCAAGAATGAGGAAATGTTTGTTGAAAGGTTCTGTGAGGCGGCGAAAGACGCTGATCTGATCCTTATTGGAGATACGGGAAGCGCCGATGCAACTGTTGAAAAATCTCGTAAATGCGGAGCTACGGTCCACGATATCTTCATATCTCCTTGGCGCTTTGATCTTGCTCGGAATGCTGTGTTGGCCCTTATTCCTCGTGATATTGATGTTTGTATTAGTTTGGACCTAGACGAAGTTCTTCAGCCGGGATGGCGCGAAGAAATTGAGCGTGTTTGGACTTCAGAGACAACTCGCCTTCGCTACATGTTTGATTGGGGATGCGGGATTGCCTTCTACTATGAAAAGATCCACGCTCGTCACGGCTACATGTGGCATCATCCCTGTCACGAATATCCCGTGCCAGACGGAAGAATTGTTGAGAATTGGGCGCAGACAGACATGCTGCTTGCCGTACACAAGCCAGACCCGACCAAGAGCCGGGGACAGTACATGGACCTTTTGGAGCTTTCTGTAAGGGAAGACCCGCAGTGCCCGCGCAACGCTTTCTACTATGCCCGCGAGTTGAGCTTCAACGCCAGATGGCAAGAGAGCGTTGACGCTTGCAAGAGCTATTTGGCTCTTCCTCGCGCCACATGGATGAACGAACGATGCTACGCTTACCGTGTCATGGGGCGATGCTATAACGAACTTGGGAACCTGACAGAAGCCGAAAAAGCATTTCATGCCGCTGCCGGTGAAGCGCCCAACACTCGCGAACCTTGGTGCGAACTTGCAATGCTTATGTATCGTCAACAGCGTTGGGCAGAATGTTTTGCCTATGCTATGCGGGCGCTTCAAATCACAAACAGGGAAATGGTTTACACCGTCGATCCCGAAGTTTGGGGTGCCCAGCCTCATGATTTGGCGAGCATCGCGGCTTGGCATCTTGGCCTAAATTCTGTATCTATAGAGCAGGCAAAATTGGCCGTGGAAAAGGCTCCCGGAGATGACCGGCTGCTTCAAAACCTTAAATTTGTTATGGGCGACCTTGAGAAACCAGAGACAGAGGCCGCATAATGGACCAGTCAACCATAAACATAGCTTTTGGTGCCATTCTTACAATTGCCGGGTGGTTTGCCCGGCAATTGTGGGAGGCCGTTCAAACACTGAAAACCGACCTTCACAAAATAGAAGTTGATTTGCCCATAAATTATGTCCGCAAAGACGACCTAGACAAGCGCATGGATCACATAGAAACGATGTTCCAACGCATCTATGACAAGCTCGATGAGAAGGCTGACAAATGAGTACGACCGAAGAGAAACAAGAAAAGATCGCTCTTGAAATGGCTGCAAGCGCCAGCAAAGGCGCGCTGGTCGAGAAGATCACTTTCGCTGGCATTCCAATCTTGTTCTCTTGCGTCGTCTATTTGATGAGCGCCCTTTCCAATGCCAACAATGAAATCATCCAAATCAAATCCAAGATTGCCGTTGTGGTGAACGCTGACAATAAGGCGATCCCGCCGCAGGGCACAACCATCGACATGGCACAGATTAGGGAAGCTCTGAACGACAAGATTGAAAAGGTCGAGCGGGAGGCGGCGCTTGCCCGCGCTGCCATGACGCTTGATCGCGAGCGTTCGATGTCTGCCATAGACAAGTCCCGAATGGACATGAATGCTGATGCAGCTATGGCCCGCGCCTCCATACGGTTCGATACAGCCCAAATGATCGCGGGATTGGATAAGCGTGTCACTCTTTTGGAGCAGGGGAAATAACCATGCAGATGAGCCAAGCAGGCATTGATGCCCTTCTTAAAAAATTCGAAGGATGCAAGCTGAAGGCGTACCGGTGCCCAGCTAATGTTTGTACAATTGGCTACGGGCACACTTCTGCGGCTGGCGCTCCTACAGTCATGGATGGCATGGTAATCACCCAGAAGCAGGCTGATGACATTTTGCGGCAGGATCTGGTTAAATTTGAAACGGCTGTTTATGGCATGGTTAAGCAGCCACTGACACAGCACCAGTTCGATGTTCTGGTTGATTTTGTTTACAATGCTGGCGTTGGTGCGTTGAAGTCTAGCACCCTTCTTAAGAAGGTGAATGCAGGCGATTTTGACTCTGTTCCCGCTGAACTGATGAAATGGACCAAAGGCGGTGGTAAAGTGCTTGCAGGCCTTGTTCGCCGCCGTCAGGCTGAAAGCACATGGTGGAGCGCGGGGGATGAGCATCCGGCAGTGGTTGAAGAACAACGTACAGAACCAGATCCTATTCCTGTTCGAACAATGGCAGACAGCAAGCAAGGTAACGCGGCGATACTCACGGCGGGCCTTGGCGGGTTGGGAGCAGCTAAAGAAATTGCTGCGCAGGCGCAGGATGCGTCTGACACGGCAAATCAGCTTATGGGCCTACTTGGGAACCCTAACTTTCTGGCGATGGCGGCAATCATCGGCCTTGGCGGTGCAATCTGGTATTGGCGCAGTAAAAACATGGAGGAACACGGTGTTTAGCCTTCTTTTTACCCCTGTAGGCCGATATCTTGCCATTGGAATGTTAGTCTTAGGGCTAACTAGTTGTGTCATTTACAAAATTAAGGCTGACGCCACTGCCGAAATTGAGGCTGCGGCGACGGCAGACGCGCTTAGGAGGACACAAAATGCGATTCGTGCTGGCGATGCTGTTGACCTTTCCCCTGATGGCCTGCTCAAGTCGGATGGGCACCGTCGAGACTAATGAAACGGTCTGTGACGTATGGAAAGACGTGTCTTGGTCCTCCAAAGACACGACCGGAACCATTATTGAAGTGAAGATCAATAACGCTCGCCGGGAGGGATGGTGCAGCGGTAAGAAATAGGTGATATAGTAAGGGCTTAACGGAGTTGGGCCATGACGACGGGTCTTTCATATAACGGCACGGTTTCAGGAACCGCCAGCTATATTCAGCAAATCGCTGAAATGGCGGTGGTTGACCAGACGGACGCGAATTACGTCGCCATTTTGCCCATGATGATCACCTACGCCGAAAATCGGATGTATCGTGATATTGATTTTTTGCTCACTTCCACTGCAATCACCGGCTATTCCATTGTTTCAGGAAGTCGGCAAGTCACAATTCCAGAAGGTGTTTTGGTTGTCAGTGAACAAATTAACCTGATTACCCCCGTCGGTCAGTCGAATCCAGATGTTGGCACCAGAACCCCGCTTCTGCCCACGACGAAAGAATATCTAGACGCCGTTTATGGGTCTTCAACCTATACAGGTGTTCCGCAGTATTTTGCCCCATTCAACGACAACCTGTTCTACGTTGGGCCCTTCGCAGATCAAAACTACTTCGTTGAAATCGTTGGAACTTATCGACCGGCAAGTTTGTCCGCGACAAACCTGACAACATTCATAAGTCTCTATCTTCCGGACGTGTTCATCATGGCTTCGATGATTTACATTTCCGCCTACCAGCGCAATTTTGGCAGGCAAAGTGACGATCCAGCAATGGCTCAAAGCTATGAAACGCAGTATCAGGCGCTCTTGAAAGGCGCGGTCATTGAAGAAGCCCGCAAGAAATTTGAGGCTTCTGGCTGGTCTTCGCAATCTCCGTCGCCCGTCGCCTCACCGTCGAGGGGTTAATCCATGCCCCACGCCTCGCTCAAAACCATTCCCGGCGTTGATGTCAACAGGACTATGACCCTCAACGAAGCGGCCATTTCGTCTTGCGATCTCATTCGGTTTATTCCTGATCGACAGGGCGCTGGTTTGGTTCAGAAACTTGGGGGATGGACTACATATTTTCCCAACCAAATTGACTCTATAATTAGGGCTCTCTGGCCATGGGAAGACACCAATGGAAACACTTATCTGGCTGTTGGCGCTGAACAATCGCTTTCATATATTGAAAGCAACAATCAATCCATCATCACGCCGCGCACACTAACTAATAATCCAACTGTCAGTATCAGTGTTTCTGTTGGAAGTTCGGATGTCACAATAACAGATGTTGGAAGTTCCATCACGCAATGGGATAATGTCTACATTCAAACCCCGATATCGGTTGGCGGTCTCATTTTATTTGGCGTTTACCCCTGCACCAATCCTACCAATGATCCAGATACATACCACATCACGGCAGTTGATGCTTTAGGTGATCCCGTCGCTGCAACAACCACTGCCGCAGCGGTGGTCGCGGCATTCAGCGTGACAAGTGGAAGCGCCAATTTTACTGTGACCTTGACCAACCACGGCTATAATCTTTATCAGACATTCGCGATTGTCATTCCAACAGTGGTGGCAGGCGTAACCCTATATGGGAATTACATAATTCAAAGCATAACTGATGCCAACAACTTTATCATTGTTGCTAATAATACCGCAACTTCGACAGTCACATCGCAGTTAATGAATAGCGGAAATGCTCGCTATGTCTATTATATTGGTGTCGGCCCATCATCTGCTGGAACAGGGTATGGGATTGGCGGATACGGGATGGGCGGATACGGGGTTGGTGTTCCCTTTGTCCCGCAAAATGGGCAGAGTATCACCACTCAAGATTGGACACTTGATAATTGGGGCGAAATTTTAATTTCTTGCCCGCTCAACGGTCCTATTTATGAGTGGTCCCCTGCGGCTGGTTACTCAACTTCTGCGGTTATAGGGGCGGCTCCTATAGTCAATGCGGGAATTGTCATCGCCATGCCCCAACGTCAATTGATTGCGTGGGGATCGACGGAAACAGGCATTCAAGACCCGCTTTTGATCCGCTGGTGCGATGTAGACAATTACACGGAATGGAATGCGACCGTCACCAATCAGGCTGGATCATATCGCATCCCCCGTGGATCGCGAATTGTTCAGTGCATTCAGGCCGCGCAACAGACTCTTGTCTGGAGCGATCTGGCTCTTTGGTCCATGCAATATGTCGGTCAACCCTATGTCTACCAGTTCAACGAAATTGGCACTGGTTGCGGTTTGATTGGTAGAAAAGCCGCCACATCCATGAGTGGAATTGTCTATTGGATGGGGCAAAGCCAATTCTACATGCTTGCCGGGAGTGGGCCGCAGCCAATCCCTTGCCCCGTCTGGGACGTTATTTTTCAGGATCTGGATACTTCCAACCTCGACAAAATTCGCGTGGCCCCAAATAGCCGGTTTGGTGAGGTTTCTTGGTATTATCCGATCAAGGGAACTTCTGAAATTAGCGGCTACGTCAAATACAACGTCGTCCTTCAACAGTGGGACTACGGAACTTTGGCGCGTACAGCTTGGACTAATGAAAGCGTTCTTGGTCCTCCAATAGGCGCAGGGACGGATCGCTACATCTACCAGCATGAAACCTCAACCAATGCTGCTTACAATGGTATCAATAATCAGCCAATGCTGTCCAATTTTCAAACCGGCTATTTTGTGATTGCAGATGCCGATTTGAAAATGTTTGTTGACCAAGTTTGGCCAGATATGAAGTGGGGTTATTATGGCGGCACGGCCAATGGCACAACTGTCTATCAAACTCCCACAGCAGAGGTTCAACTTACCTTCTATGCCGCTGATTATGCTGGAGAAACGCCTTTGGCATATGGTCCCTATAATTTAACACAATCAACGCAATTTGTGTCGCCAAGGTTCCGTGGCAGGCTGGTCTCAGTTTCGATCAGTAGCAGTGACGTGGGAAGCTTTTGGCGAATTGGAAACATACGCTATCGCGTTCAGCCGGATGGGAAATTCTAATGGCGGCATCCCTAGACGATATTCTCACTACGCAGAAGAATGGCGTTATCGCCATCAATGGTTTGACGAAAGCAACCTTGCGTACATTGGGTTCTGTCACATCCACAACCGTTACTGTTGACACACTTGTGCTGAATGGGTCGGGCTATTTAGTTAGATACTCCGTGTTGGTTGCTGGCGTCGCTGGAACAATTAACAATGCAAATTCAATAGCTAACGCTGCGGCGGGAAATGCGCTTTGCGCCACAGCGGCTACTGTTGGTGTGTTTGATGCAGGGTTAGTCTTTACCAACGGCCTAGTTATCAAGCCCGGAGCAGGGCAGTCCATAAACGTCACCTATGTAACGGGTTAACGCCATGCCACTGACGCGCGGGAAATCTCAAAAGACAATCAGCCACAACATCAGTGAGATGATTGGGGCCGGGCATTCGCGCGATCAGGCAATTGCCGCTGCGCTCAACACGGCCCGCAAAACGCGCCCGCATAAGGCGTTTGGGGGCCATACGCCCGCTTTTATGAAGCACCCCCCGGCAGGCGACATGCCCCTCCACGCTGGGCCAATCCATAGTCCGGTTTCGGGTCGCACTGATCATTTACCTATGCACGTCGCCTCTGGCTCCTATGTCATTCCAGCAGACATTATCTCGGCAATGGGCGAGGGCAACACGATGTCCGGCTTCAAGCAAATGAAGCAGATCTTGAGCGGCGCAGGGGCAATGCCCCGCGCGGCTGGTGGTGAGGTTCCGGCAGTTCCGATTGTGGCGGCTGGTGGCGAATATGTTATAACTCCGCATGAAGTCATGTGGGCGGGCGACGGTGATCTTGATATGGGCCACCGCGTTTTGGATGACTTCGTAACGGGAATGCGAGCAAAAACGATCAAAACTCTGAAGGCCCTTCCCGGCCCGAAGAAAAACTGAGAGGGAAAAACATGAGCGACGAACTGGTCATTCGCATAGGAACACAGGAAGATATTCATGAAATGATGGACTTGGCCTTGATGGCCTGCACCGAAAACGGGTTCGTCAACACGGATAAGGGTAAGTTGCTGAATGAGCTTTGGCAGGCCCTGAGCATGAATTATGGGATGATCGGCATCATTGGTCGCGAAGGCGGACCCATCGAGGGAGCCATACTTTTAAGAATTGGCCCAATGTGGTATAGTCACGACATGGTGGTTGAAGAAAAGGCGATCTTTATCCACCCCGATCATCGTGGGGCAAAAGATGGCCGGGCGCGTAAATTGGTCGAGTTTGCCAAGAAAACTGCCGATGAACTTGGCATTCCCTTATTGATTGGGGTACTGTCAAACAAGCGGACAGAAGGCAAGATCAAACTCTACGAGCGACAGTTGGGCAAGCCAAGCGGTGCTTTCTTCCTATACGGCGCAAAGACTGGCGAACATCCTGTGATGGAGCATTAATATGGGTGGCGGCGGAAAAGGCGGAAGTAGCACACAGACTGTCAGCATCCCGCAGGATGTATTGAATCGGTATAACGCCGTCAATGCCCGTGCTGAGAGCGTGGCTCAGACGCCTTTTACGCCGTACTCCACTACTCCCGAAAATTTTGTTGCGCCTCTTACCGGCACCCAACAGGCGAGCATTGCTAACATCAATGCCCAACAGGGTTCCGCAAATCAGGCAGTTCAGGCTGGTCAGGCCGCTCAGACGCAGGGTGTAAACACCGCTCAGATCGGTCAGGGACAGGCGCAAGGAATCGCCAATGCCGCCTTGCAGGGAATCAGTCAGGCCCAGCAGCAGGGAACCGCCTACAATCAGGTGGCGGGACAGAATATCGGTCAGGCGATGACTTCTGCGGCCCCCTATATGCAGGCTGGGGCAGGGTTGCAGGGGCAAGGTTATGGCCAGCAGCAGGGTTATCAAAACGCTGCTTCGCAGGCCATTGGCAACATTATGAATTACGCAGCGCCCTATTTGCAGGGCAACGCAGCCTTGCAACAGCAAGGACTTGCCCAGCAGCAAGGCTACCAGAACGCCGCAACACAGAATGCTGCAAACATTGCTTCTTCAGCCGATCCCTATTTGAGCGGCAACGCTGCCATGCAGCAGCAGGGTTATAGCCAACAGCAGGCTGCGCAAAACGCCGCCATTCAAAATGCCGCAAATATCGCCAGAGCGGGAAGCCCTGCGCAACAACAGAATATTGCGTTGCAACAAGCTGGCTTGTCTCAGCAACAGGGTTATCAGAACGCCGCCACTCAAAACATTGGCGGTGCGATGGGCGCTGCGGCTCCGTATATGGGGCAGATGGCCGGCCTCACACAACAGGGGCTTGGTCAAGGTCAGGAATATCTGACTGGGGCTACCGGGCTAACGCAGCAAGCCATTCAAACCGGCCAGCAATACGCTAATCAGGCAAATCCCTATTACACAGGGGCTCTTAGTGCCGCCCAGCCGCTTAATCAGCAGGCTGCTTCGCTGGCAAACAAGAGCTTGGATGTGGCCGCGCCGCTTAACCAGCAGGCCGCAGCTATGACCGAGCAGGGGGTTCAGGCAGCACAGCCCTTGAACCAGCAGGCCACAAATCTGACCAATCAAGCCATGCAAGCCGCTTCGCCGCTTAATCAGCAGGCGCAATCGTATCTTGGAGCTGGAGCGCAGGGCGTATCACCGGAAGCACTTAACTATTCGCAGTACATGAACCCCTACATGAAGGACGTGGTGGGGGCGCAACAGGCGTTAATGCAGCAAGAAAACGCGCAGCAGCGTTCATCCTTGCAGGGGCAGGCCATTCAGGCTGGCGCATTTGGCGGCGACCGCGCCGGTATTGCGCAGGCCAATCTTGCTCGCCAGCAAAGCCTTGCCAATCAGGCTACCCTTGCAAATCTTCTTCAGTCTGGCTATGGACAGGCGCAGGCTGCGGCGCAACAGCAGCAGGGCGTTAACCTCGGTGCGGCACAGGCCAACCGTGCGGCCCAGCAACAGGCGGTGCAGCAGGCGGCTAATCTTGGTCAGCAACAGTATCAGCAGGCTATGGGAACAGGCGCGCAGCTTGGAACTCTTGGTCAGCAACAATATGCGCAGGGCCTTGGTGCAGGGGCGCAATACGGAAATCTTGCCCAGCAGCAGGCTAATCAGGCACTTGCGGCGGGTTCCCAGCTTGGCAACCTTGGTCAACAGAATTATGCGCAGAACCTCGGTGTTGGTCAGGGTCTCGCAAACCTTGGGCAGCAGCAGTACGGTCAGGCGCTTGGAACTGGCGCTCAGATTGGCCAACTTGGCCAACAGGGCTACCAGCAGAACCTTGGCGCTGGATCGCAGCTTGGCAACGTTGGTCAACAGCTTTATGGGCAGAACCTTGGTCAGGGTCAGGCACTTGCGGCACTCGGTCAGCAGGGTTTGCAGGCCATGCAGGGAACCGGCCAGAACATTGGCGCTGCGGGCATGAACTTGTCCAATTTGCAGGCACAGCAGGCGCAACAGATGTCCAATATTGGGCAGCAGGCGCTTCAAGCGGGCCAAACAACTGGCACAAATCTCGGCAATATCGGAATGAATCGCGCCGCATTGCAGGGTCAACAAGCCCAGCAAATGGCGGCGCTTGGCGGTCAGGGGCTTGCAGCGTTGCAGGGGACTGGCACAAATCTTGGCAACATTGGTTCGACCTACGCCAATCTTGCGGCGCAGCAAGGTCAGGGTCTTTCAAATCTTGGCGCGCAGGCGCTTCAAGCTGGTCAGACAACTGGCACCAATCTCGCAAACATTGGCCAGCAGCTCTTTGGTCAGAACATTGGTCAAGGTCAGGCCATTGGCGCCCTTGGTCAGCAACAGTTTGGTCAGGGTCTTTCGGGTGCGCAGGCGGCGGCTGGGATTGGTCAGAACGCCTATGGCAATGCAGCAAACCTTGCGGGTATCCAGCAAGCTGGCGGCATGAACGCTGCCAATCTTGGCATTCAAAATCAGGCCGCTCAGATTGCCGCTGGGCAGGCGCAGATGGCGGCGGGCCAGCAACAGCAACAGACTTTGCAAGCTGGTCTTACCGCTCTTTACAACCAGTTTCAACAGGGTCAGGGCTATCCCTTCCAAGTTGCTCAGTTCCTCGCGAATATCGCGGAAGGTACGGGCGCTCTGTCTGGTTCAACAACAAGCGCAACTCGCACCGGGCAGCGTGGCGGTCGCATGGGCGACGGCTATGCGTCGGGCGGGTTTGTTCCTGATAGTCAGGGGGGCGCAGTTCTTGATCCGGGTGCTTACTGGCGCGGCGGATATGCTGATGGCGGTTCTTCAACTAACTACAATAAGATGGTCACTGATGCCTTTGCTCGCATTGGGCGAACCGGCTTTGGAACCAATGTTAATCAGATCGACAAACCCACATTTGACGATTATGTGAACAAACTGAAATCTGGCGAAATAGCGCCTGATCAGTTCAACACGGTATTCAATCAGGGCGCACAGGATTATATGGCAAAAAATCCTGATACGGATCTTACAAAGTACGTTCAAGGGGCTATGCAAAAGAACAATGATCAATATGCGAAAATGGTCACTGACGCATTTTCTGGTATTGGTCGAAAGGGATTTGGAACCAATGTTAATCAGATTGATCAGCCCACATACAATAGCTATGTGAGCAAATTGCAGTCTGGTGAAATCACGCCTGATCAATTTAATACGGTATTCAATCAGGGTGCACAGGATTATATGGCAAAAAATCCTGATACGGCCTTGTCAAAATATGTCGGTGGGGTGCAAAAATCGAACGCTGACTACAAAGCAGTTTCGTCTGTAAATCCTGAAATTGCGTCTTATTTCAAGAACACTGCCGGGTTTGATATAGATCCTGCCAATGCACAGAAATATCAAGATATGCTTGCTGGCGGGATGAGTTTGGATCAGGTGAAATATAACATCGCCAAAAGCAATCCAACCCCATCTACGCCCACCACTAAAAACCAGTATGGTTCTTCGGTTGGTTCTGATTTTTATACAAGTCCGGCCAAAACTTCCGCTGCTCAGGCATCAACGCAGCCTCAGCCGCAGCCTCAACAGGCCACAGGAAAGGGTGCGGCTCCCGGTCAGCAGGATCAACCCCAACAGGCTACTGGCAAGGGCGCAGCTCCCGCGGCTCAACAGACGCAGCCTCAACAGGCCGCTGGTAAGGGCGCGTCTCAGCCGCAGCAGCAGCAGCAGTATGGCTATCAGCCGCAGCAACAGCAGTATGGCTATCAGCAGTACGGCTATCAGCCGCAGCAGCCCAGCAACTACGGGATGCCCAACTTTGGTTCTTCCCCGCAGTACGGTGGCGCTCCCGACTACGCTGGCGCGGGCGCGTATGGTGCGCAGCAGGCTCGCTATAACAATCAGCCCCAGCAGGCCGCTGGCAAGGGCGCGGCTCCTGCACAGCAGCCCCAACAGGCTTCAGGTAAGGGTGCGTCTCAGCCCCAGCCCCAGCCTCAACAGGCCAGTGGCAAGGGTGCTTCTGGCTATTCCTCGGGCGGGCGCGCAGCTTTCGCGGATGGCGGGAGGATTGGTTACGCCACTGGCGGTTTTGATATGAGCAGCCATCTAAGGCAGGCCATCAATGCTGCCAGTCCCGGCGATCCGCTTGGCACAAATCAATCTCAAGCTGCCATGTACGCTAGTAGCCCGTATCTGGCTGGATCGGCTGGCGGTCTCAACATTCCGGGTGGCGCGAGCGCGCAGCGTCAGATGTTGCAACCGCAGAGGTCCATTCTGCCGCAGCAGACCAATGGCATTAAAGAAGCCGCGCAGACCGGAGCGAGCATCGCCAGCTTGGGCGAAGCGGGCGGAAAGCTTTACGATAAGCTGACCAAATCCTCGTCAACTTCTGCACAAGACGCTCAAAAAGTTTTTGATAAGTTTGGTTCCGCCAAACAAATTGAATTGGATAAAGCCGGTGGTCTTAACGCTCCAACTGGTGGGTTCAAACTTTTTGGTGAAAATAATGCTGTCCCCACGGATGCCCCTTCAAACACCTCAACCCTTGCGTCTGAAATGCCAACGGCAGCGGGCAAGGGAGTTGACATGGCCGCATCCGGTGGCCGCATTGGACACAACTCTGGCGGTCGCACCGGTTACAATATTGGCGGCATTCCCGGCCTTAATGATCTGAAGCAGGGCCATGCTGACATTCCCGGCGGCGCCGGTGAAGAGACGCCTTTGAGCGATGTGGTAAAGCAGGGGACACAGACGCCCTCTGAACTGGCCAATGAAATGAAGGGCATGTCGGCCTCTGGCTCAACCGGTCTTGGTGGTTCCAGTGGTAGCGGCGTTGCTGGCGCAATTGGCACGGCGGCATCCATTGCCAGCCTTGGAAAAATGGCATTTACTGCTGGTAGCTGGATTGCCGAAGCTCTGCCCGCACTTCTTCTTGCTCGCGGTGGTCGCGTTGGAAAGGCTGGCGGCGGCGCTCTCAGTCGCGTCAAGGTTGACACCAAAGACCCGAAGTATCGGGCGATGAAAATCGCTTTCGATAAGCTTCTGGTCCGCTACGATCACAACCCGCTTCTGGCGGCTGCGGCCCTTGAGGCTGGCGTATCGGTTGTAGATAACGCCATTCGCAAGGCCCATCAGGTCGATGGTGAGATCACGGACTTCTTGCCCCGCAAGACGCAAGAATATCTGTTTGCTCTGTCTCAGGCGGCAATGGGCGCTCATTCGGTTGAGGCTGGTCGCATGGGCCGCAAGGCTGGCGGGCGCACGGGTTATGCCTTGCCCGGCGAGGTTGATGATACGCCTACCGCCACCGGCCTGCTGCCCTCCAATGCAATGACTTTGGGCGATGTTGGTGGTGATCTGCCTGCGCCTGAGCCCACAACGCAAGTGGCTGGTGAAACTTCGGTGAAGGGATCTGATTATGACGCAATAATTGGTCGCGCTTCTAAAGAAACAGGCATACCCGCTGATCTTTTGCGCGCTCAAATCAAACAAGAATCTAGGTTTGAACCAAATGCCATTGGCAAAGCTGGTGAAATTGGTTTGACACAAATTCTGCCTAGTACAGCTAAAAAACCCGGTTTTGGCCTTGAAGGTGTTGACCCCGAAACGCTTCGCGATCCAGAACAAAACATCATGTTTGGCGCAAAGTATCTTGCAGCTCGTGGTCAAGCTGTTGGTGTTAAGGATTGGAGTCAACCAGAAGATGCTGCCAAGGGGCTCAGGGCATATAATGGCGGCGGTGATCCTAATTATGTTGCCAATGTCTATCGTCATATGGGTGTAAATGTTCCATCTACTGAAAAACCTACTGGCCTCGGCGCTGCGGCTCCTGCCGCCAAGTCGGATCAGGGGCCTTGGGAGAAGACTTTCTCGTCTCTCACCAAGGACACTGTGCCCACGGACAGCAGCTTCTGGGTTCCGCTAATTGCGGGTCTCGGCTCCATGCTCGCCTCTAACCAGTATCGCTTCTCTCAGCGCCTCGGTGAGGGTCTGATTGGCGGCGCTGCGGCCTATGGCAAGCAGCAGGAGTTTGGGTTGCAGAAGGAAAAAGTGGACATTGAGCGCCAAAACAATGCCCTGACGATGTTTGGCAAGCTGTTTCAGCCTCAATACAACAAGGATGGTCAGCTTGAATATCTGAATGTCAGGACCGGCGAAGTTGTCAGTCCTTCTGAAGCCTCGCGTCTGATGTTTGGAAGTGGCGTGGGTGTTGGCTCTTTGGCTCCCGCCACTGGCGCAGCGACTACAACTCAACCGAGGACCGTCACGCCTGCGGCTGGTGGAACCGAAGTAGTCACAGTTCCTCAAACCGTACAAAAAGCCGAAACTGAGCAAAAAACCGTTGTACAGCCCGATCAATTCAAATCCTTTGAGGACGTTGATGCGTGGGCTCGTTCGCACCCGCGCGTTGCCGATTTGCAGAAAAAGGCTGATTCCCAGCAAAACCAGATAAGCACTTATCAAAACGAGTTGGATAAGCTTCCAAGTAACGCTTTGACGGCAACTCGTCGCGCAGAGTTAACGACACTTTTGGCAAATGCTCGGAATTTGGAACAGTCTTATCGCAAGAACGCCGATGAACAAGCTGAAAAACTTGCAACATCATATAAAACCCAACTTGCTAAAAGGTTTGAGGTGGGTCCAGAAATGACTGAAGCTGAAGCCGGTAAAGCCGCGACAGTTGAAAGCGCCAAAAACAATGTGAAGTATTTTGAAGATCAAGCTGCTGCGGATCAAGCCCGTCAACAGACTCGTGTTCAATTGGGGGCAATTCGCACAATCCTTGAAAACTATCAGCCGGGAACATTCGCGCAAGAGAAAGCGCAACTTGTTGGCGCGCTCCGTTCAGCGGGCATAGACGTTCCTTCTAGTGCAACGGCTAACCCAGAAGCCTTCGAAGAATTTACGAAGGAAATGATGAAAAACGTGTTTAGCAATGTGAAGGAAATTGGTGGACAAATTCGGGTTGCTGAAATGGCTGGTTTGAAAGAAGCCAGCAACAATCCTTCTTTGCAACCTCTGTCAAATAAAAAGGTTCTTGCTCAGGGCCTTGGTATCTTAGATGCCGCTGACAAGCGTTATAGTGACGAGGTTTCTGCCTATCAGGATCAGGGTCCGACGAAATTCAATCGAGCTAAATTCCAACTCGATTGGAGAAAGACACCTGAAAATGATCCTCAAAAGTTTATTTCTGAAGCTGAGAAAAACACGGCTGTTCGTGGAGCGACTCCTTCTGACATTTCTGAAATGTCAGCAGGGCATGTGTATGTAATCGAACCCAGCAATGCTTTCGGCGTTGCTATCGATAAGCCTCAAAAACTTCGCTTTATGGGCGTAAATCCAGAGACTGGTAATCCGCGCTGGCAAAGGGTTCAATAGGTGACACATGGCTGATGATAGCGACATCTTTGAAACGATCCCGTCTAAGCCGCTTGTTTCTCAGGCCCCGCAAACTGCAAATTTCGGGGCAAAACAATCAGAACCCGTAGCGGACGGGGTATTTGAAACCGTTCCAGCCGCCCCTAAAACAGTCCCACAGACTGAACCAACATCTGTTGAGATGCCCGCCTATGACATCATGGGCACCCCTACTGGGGGAACCGAGACGGTCACAAAGCCGCCCATGAGGCAGGCTGAAGATTTCCGTACTGTCGCTGAGATGCCACTCAGCGGAAAGGGTATGTTTGGATTGATGTTCAGTTCTACACCTCAAGGTGCTGAAAACATCATCCGTCAGCATGTCCCTGAAGCCAAGTTTGACGTTGATAAATATGGCAACAAGATTGTCGTAGCACCAAATGAATATGGTGAATCAGAAAAATTTCACCTTGATAAACCGGGCTTCAATACGCTTGATTTTTCTCGCACGGCGGGAAAAACAATTGCTGCTGCACCAGTTGCAGCCGCTGCGGCAATGCTGCCCGGTGGTCAATCATTAATTGGTGCGATGGGTTATCAGGCTTTGGCTGGTGCATCATCTAGCACTCTTGAGGATTATGTTGCGCAAGCTCTTGGTTCCAAAGAACCAATAGACGTTAACAAGGCAATTGTATCTGGAGCAGTTGGCGCTGCTGCACCCGCTGTTGCTCAGGGATTAGGAACTTTTTATAATTTGATGGCAAAAGACGTTTTCAGCGATCTTTCGCGTGG